TGATAAACGTCACTAATAAAGGTAGTGGTTATATTGGGGCACGCTACTAATGAATGACCTACCCAATGGTCAAACCAGCCCGAAGGCCAACAATCCTCGCGCATACCCAATCGTCACCACTATGGGATCCTTTAGAAGTGAAGACCAGCAACATTACTCGTATCCAGAAAAGAATAACAAAGACACAAGTCTGTTAACCTATTGACAGAACCAATATATTTCTCCAGAGCCAACTGATCATCAACAGGTATATTATACTTATCTGCATACAACAAGCGCGATTCCATTGAAACAGACGGAACAACATCATACAATGATTCAGACAAAGTAACAATATGTCTGAACCACCATTTCCTCTGAGGATCAATAATAACAGAACCATGACCCAATAATCGCAACACACGAGAGCATAGACAACCAAAAATCGGAGTATATCTACCAACACATATACCAGATAACGCCTTAGCTCTCAGCAATTTAATCAGTACTTTAGGTTTGGCATGAACATATTGACTAGAACATGTCCAAAACAAACGAGCTATGTTCTCAGGGGCCACAATAATGTGATTCTCACCAGGAACAAAAACATTGCCACAAAACGAGGTATGTGCCAAATCAAGACCATAGTTCATCTTTATCTTAAAACCTAATTCAGCAAAATCTTCTTCACAAAGATTTCTTGATGACAATGCAAACAAACCATCATCACCTTCAACATACCCACGAACCTTGATTCCTCGCCGTGAACACAAAAACAAAATGTTCATCAAATTCGAAAAACCATTACCTAGTGACGTCCACATCTCACCAGACATTCGTGAACCAAGACAGCGACAAACATATGATCTATTATACATAACATTCACTCGAGGTCTACCATTACAATAATAAACTCTTTCAATAGCAGACAACACACGAGGATTACGACTTAGCATATACCTCAGCATTTGCAATTCAACCACTTCCATATACATTGGTGAAAAACAACTCTCAAATGCCGAATAATCAGTTTCCAAAAGAA